AACTATCAGGGCCTGCTTAATGCCGGAACGCCATTGCTGTTAGAAGACGGCATGCAGTTTAAGGAATTGACGATGAAACTTGCAGACGCGCAATTGCTGGAGTGTAAAAAGTTTCAGATAGAGGATATTTGCCGAATATACCGTGTTCCGCTGCACCTTGTGCAAAATCTCGATAAGGCCACAAACAACAACATTGAGCATCAGTCTCTTGAGTTTGTCATGTATACCATGCTACCGCATTTTAAACGATGGGAAGATTGCATAAATCATCAGCTCCTTACTCCGCAGCAGAGGGATGCTGGATATTACCTTGAATTTAATATTTCTTCTCTCTTACGTGGTGATAGCAAAAGTATGGCCGATGCTTTTGCCGTTGGCCGTCAATGGGGGTGGCTATCTGTTAATGATATTCGACGCATGCTGAACATGAACCGCGTTGAAGGTGGAGACGTTTATTTAACCCCTCTAAATATGGCTGATGCGAACAAGCCAGCGCAGCAGATTCCAGCGCTAAATTCGTCGCTTCCTAATGCAGATATCCAAAATGAAATTAAAAAATTAATTGAGGCGAGGGCATAAAATGAGCTGGTTTAAATTTGTAAATAAAATTGTCAACGAAATAAAAATTGCAGAAATTTACATCAACGGTTTTATAGATGACGTAAACTGGACCGGATCGGATGTAACCCCTACAGATTTTAAAAATCAGCTTGACGCGCTTGGCGATGTCAATCAAATAGACCTCTACATTAATTCAGGCGGCGGCAATGTCTTTGCCGGAATTCAGATAGGCAATTTTCTGAAGCGGCACCCTGCCAATGTGATAGGACACGTTGATGGTATTGCTGCATCAATCGCATCGGGTATCTATGCCGCCTGCGACGTTCGCAAAGTGTACAAGAACAGCATGATCATGATTCATAAACCATCGGGAATTGCCATAGGCACGGCAGATGACATGATAAAAACCGCAGAGGTTCTTGACAGCATCCAGAATGCGCTTGCCGCAACTTACGCGGAAGCGTCAAAGAAGCCAATTAAAGAGATTAATAAAATGATGGATGCGGAAACATGGTTTACAGGAGAGGAAGCGATTGCCTCAGGCTTTGCCGATGAATTGGAAGCGCAAAAAAGTTTTTCTTCAACGGTACAGAACAGAACTGCAATAATTAACGGCCAGAGTTTCGACATGGACAAGTATAAATCCTTTCCGGTTGAAAAATTGGCACTGCAAACAGAAAATAACGCCACGATACCCGCGCCTGTCGTGGATTATTCAATATATGAAAACCAATTGACAATTAACGACACACTTTTCAAGGAGTTGGCAGTATGAATTTGAAAGAACTTCGCAACCGCCAGGCAGCCCTTTTATCGGCTGCCAAGGCAGAAAACCGGACTTTTACCAAAGAGGAGCAGTCAGAATTCGACACATTGCAGACACAGATTGTCAATGCAGTTGCAATGATTGACGCAGAGCACAAGCTCGAAGCGACAAACAAGCTTCTTTCAACCCCGGAACCTCAAAACGCGGCAACACCACGAATTGACGTTACCCGCAATGAGCCAAAGTGGAAGAACGTTGGAGAGCTTTTGCAGGCAGTGGCAAAGGCAAAGATCGAAAATGTTGTCGATCCACGGCTGGTAAAGAATGCCGCTCTTGGCATTAATGAAAGCACTCCTGCAGAGGGTGGATTTCTTGTCGAGGAAGAAATGGAAGCGTCCATTCTCAAGCGCACTTATGACAGTGCCGTCATTTCTTCCCGATGCGACAAAACTGCGATCGGCGCAGGCTTTAATCGTTGGGCAGCAAACTACATCAACGAAACAAGCCGCGCAACCGGCTCTCGCATGGGTGGGGTTCGTGGTTACTGGATACCGGAGGCTGGAACAATTACCGCCTCCATGCCAACCCTTGCACGCCTTGAAATGAAACTTTCAAAGCTTGGCGCAATTTTCTACGCCACAGAAGAGCAGCTCGAAGATGCAACCGCCCTTTCGTCCGAAGTGCCCATGTATGTAGGCGAGGAGTTCGCCTGGCTTCTTGACGATGCGATTCTGAATGGTAACGGTGCAGGTCTGCCTCTGGGCATTAACAACAGCGCATCGCTGGTATCTGTTGCCAAAGAGAGCGGACAGGCAGCCGCGACAATCGTTTATGAGAACATCGTGAAAATGTGGTCGCGCATGTGGGCAAAGTCCCGATCTAACTCTGTTTGGTTCATAAACCAAGATTGCGAACCGCAGCTTTTGACAATGGGCATGGTTATCGGCAGTGGTGGCATTCCTGTTTATATGCCTGCTGGTGGCATATCGCAGAGCCCTTTTGCAACCCTGTTTGGTCGGCCCGTAATTCCTATCGAACAGTGCGCAACTTGCGGAACTGCTGGCGACATCATCCTTGCCGACATGAGCCAGTATAAAATAATCGACAAAGGCTCCATCAAGTCAGCCGAGTCAATTCATGTTCAGTTCCTTACAGACCAGAGGGCCTTCCGGTTCACCTATCGGGTAAACGGAATGAGCAAATGGACAAGTGCTCTGACTCCGGCAAACGGCACAAACACACTTTCGCCCTTTGTTCGCCTTGCTGTTCGTGCTTGATTTTAACAATGTGGCCGGGTAACTCCGGCCCTTTTTCACTACTCAAAAAAAAGGAAATAAAAATGGATCAATATCTTCACATTGCAAAGGGCCTCGACCCTGTGGCTGATGCTTTTTCGGGAACTGTTTACAGCGACATTTTTTCCATGCGCCGTCATGGCCATATTACTTTTGTTATCTACAAAGGTGTTGGAACCACCGGAACCTCAACCATTACTGTTGAGGCTTGCGATGACGTAAGCGCATCGAATGCATCTGCTGTTGCATTCAAGTATCAAGCAATCACGAGCGGCGACACGCACGGAGCTATGATCGATGCTACAACCGCCGGTTTTACAACCACCGCAGGAAGTTCGCAGCTTTATAAGATAGAGTGCGATGCCTCGGCCCTTCTCGCTTCCGGATACGGTTTTATTCGTCTAAAGGCTGTCGAGTCTGCAAATGATCCTGTTCTTGGCGGCATTCTTGCCATTATGAGCGAGCCCCGCGACGAAAAAGCAGTGCAGGCAACTGTTATTGTTTAACCCATTGGCGGGGTAATTCCCGCCTTTTTCACAAGGAGATTTTAAAATGTCCGTATTAACACCCTTGAACTCTTTGACTTCACCTCGCTTTGGGGCGCGTGTCGACCGTGCTACCGCCACACTCCCGCAGACCACTGCAAGCGCGCTTTTTACGGTCGCTGGCGGTCGCGTCGCGATTACCTCGATTATTGGCGAGGTTACCGTTGCAATCCAAAATCAGGCGAATAACACCAAATTGACATCGGCGCCGACCACTGGCACCGCCGTTGATATCTGCGCGGTTCTCAATACTGCCGCCGATGAAATTGGCTGTCTGTATGGTATATCCGGCCTCAATTCCGATGCTTTGATCGGGCTGAATGCCGGTGCGCTTCCCGGGCAAGTTCGTGACGTTATCGTCCCAATCGGTTCAATCAATCTTGATTGTGCCGCAAGTAATACCGGCTCTGTCAAGTGGACGTTGTTTTACGTTCCAATTGACGCAGGAGCAACGGTAGTGGCCGCGTAAGTCTTAAAAACGGCGGTGGGCAGCCCAAAAAAAGGCTGCCCTTTTTCAAAAAGGTATTTTATGAAAATTAAACCGAAATTTCCGTTGAGAGTCAGGATTGGTAAAGACGGAGAGTGCGAGGAAAACGTTGGCCGCATGTTGGTACGTGCTCGGCTTGCCGAAGAGATCATTCAGAAACAGCAACCAAAGAAATACCGGTAATGAGATCTATTAAGGTATACACTCCACCAGCAATTGAGCCGGTTACCGTCGCAGAAGTAAAAGCAATGGCGCGTGTAGACATTTCTGACGATGATACCTTGATAAACGATTGGATCAAGGTTGGTCGAGAGCTCGCCGAAAACTTTCAGGGCCGGTCTTATATCAACCAGACGATTGATTCCATCTATGACAGTTTGCCCTGTATGCCAATCGTCATACCGCGTCCGCCGTTGGTTTCAATTACATCGATTACCATTACAGACATTAATGGTTTAGATGCATCGATTGCGACCACTGATTTTGATATCGACACAAACAATGAACCCGGGCGCATATGTTTCAAATGGGGTAAAACTTGGCCTTTCATGAATGTCCGTGAAATTAATTGCTTGAAAATTCGCTATCTGGCCGGTTATGGTGCAACCGAGGCACTGGTCCCGCAGTGCGTCAAAGATGCCATCGCATTGTATGTCATTTACAGATACGAAAACAGAGCGGCAGAAATTACAACGGTTCCAGACCATTTCTATAATTTGCTTCGGCAAGACCGGATCTTTACAAAGTGATGTATTTACGCGAAGCACAGAAAACGCTTGCCTCAAATATGAGGCACAGGATCTCTTTTCAAACAGAAGTAGCAACTCCGGATGATGAAGGTGGATTCGAAAAGACCTGGGTAACGTCGACGACTGTCTGGGCCTCAATTTCTCCAGTGCTTGCAATAAAGCAGGCGGAGTTTAAGTCAATGGGTGTAGACGCAACACACCGAATAAAAATAAGAGGCTCAATACCGGTCAGCGAAAAGCAGCGCATTTTGTACGGAACAAGAATTTTTGAAATTCTTACGGTTGAGAATATTCAGGAAACGAATGTCGAATCTGTAATAACGTGCCGCGAGCACTTGAGAGGATAAAAACCCCATGGAAGACAAAAGCCGTGCCTGTAAAATTTACCAGTTACCTCCAGAGCATCGAGAAGGATTTGTCGGCAGCGAGAAACCGAGTGTTGACCGAGTGCGGGAAAATGAATGCGCAAAAAATGAAGGAAAAAGCGAAGCCACTGTTTCAAAAGAAGTCCGGCAACCTTCTAAAGGGGTTGACTTACCAATTCGAAAAAGGCGGAAATAGCATTGTTGTGGGCGCGGGAACGCCTGCCTATCATGCACATCTTTTAGAATTTGGGACAATCGAGCGCACGCAAAAAAAACAGGGTAAATTCCAGATTGCATCGATCATTTCTACCAAAAAGGGAATTTATAGACGGCCTGTTGGGGGCAAAGTTGGGAAAATTACTGCAAAGCCTTTTATACTGCCGACATTGCAGGAAAACATAAACGAGAGCATGAGCATTTTAAGTCAGAGATGGATTGACTGATGATCGACAAGACAATAATAGACGCTCTAAAGGCTGATTCTGCGCTTGCTGGATTTTTGACAACATACGCAAACAGCCCGTCTATTTTTGCCAACGAAGCACCCGAAGACGCAGCGCTTCCATACATTACAGTAAGGATAACTCGCAACGCATCAACCGAGGAATCAATTTTTCATGATTTTAATTTGTACATCGACATCTGGGACTTTGACAAGTCCAGGGCGGACACAAATAAAACCGCTGAACGAATTGAGTTTGTTCTTGACCAAAAAACCTATTCGTCAGATTCAAGATATGGGACTATTCGGACGTGGTTTTTTTCTGGCGGTTGGGTAGAAGACATAGACCCCAGAAACATTCATTATAACATGCAATTTTCAGCACGAGCGGCGCGTAAAAAATGGATTCAACAACTTTAATTTTTGACAAGGAGTAATTATTATGGCAAGACAGCACGGTATTTCTTCGACCACTTATGACAATATTTTCATCGATGCCGGAGCAGTGTACAAAAACTATGGAATTGCAAGCAGGACCATTACGCTGGCAAGCGTTATCGCCACTGACGCGGTTACCGTAGCAGCAACGGTTAGCGGAGTAACAACTACCCGAACTCTTACATGTGTAGCAAGCGGGGCAACCACAGACCAGTTTAATATCGGCGGGACAGATGCAGAAACCGCAACCAATCTTGCGGCTAAAATTGATACCATGAGCGGGATTTCTGCTTCGGCTGTCGGAGCTGTTATTACCGTTGTTGGCGACACGGTTACCGGCCTTTTAACCATAACCACAGCAGACACAACGCTGACTCTTGC